CTCCTTCTCGCTCGGCGTTCCTCACGGATGCGCCGACGTTCATCGTCCTCTTCTTCCTGCTCCTCGCTCGTCCCGAGGCGCGTTTCACTTCTCGACTCTTCTTCTTCCTCTTCGCCAGAGGAGAGATCGTCCCCCTCCTCCTCGGCCCTCCGCCGTTGCTCCAAGTCGTCGTCGGTGACCACCTTTAGGTCATCGTCTTTTCCATCGGCCATCTATCCGCTCTCCTCTAGTCCAGGTAAGCGACGAAATCCAAAACATCCTCCTCGGCGACTTCACCGCCCAGGTCCAGGTCTCGGAACAATACGAAAATCGCAGAGTCGGGGGAGCCCGGGATGCGGACTTGCCATCTATCGCCGCCGTACTTCGGGCAGCGAACGAACATCCCAGGCTCCGCCCAGATACCTTCCGGCCAAGGCTCCAGGGTATCTCGGTCACGAAAGGCTGCAGGACCGATATCGATGACTTTCGCGACCTGAGTGTTCCATTGCTCGGTTTCGCGGGACTGTTCTGGAACATACAGCCCTGATTTCGTGCGGGTCATAGGTGTCCTGAGCTGGACGAGAACCCGGGACCCGAACGCCCGAAGCAATCCCGAGGGCACTTCCGGAAATGCCTGCTGCAGCGACTCGTAAGCCAACGTTGATCTCGGGGCCTCGGCTACCGCACTACTTTCAATCGTCATTTTCTTCGTCCTCAAGCACCTTCACTAACAGCTGCTCGGCGAGTAACAGACCCTTAACCACTCCGCAATGTTCACCGTACTCGAACTCGGTTCGTCGACTCGGATTTCCCAAAGCTTCGAGCGGGTAAGAAGCCTGCATCCCCTTTAGCCTGTCCAGGTATCGTCCTAACGTGCCAGACGATACTACATAAGGCTTCACCATGTAAACCTCTCCCCTATAGAGTGGAGTCCCCATGGGGGGACGAGCCGCTACTTTTTGCGCGGCTCCCTATAGGTAGTCTTACCCTTCCCCCTCTCCGAGACCCCCTTCCCGGGAGCGCATGCCTTCGAATCGGGAATCTCCTGTGTCGCGCGTCCCGTTGTTGCCAAACCGAACTTCTGTCGAACTGCTGCCATTATCGTATCTCCTCCATATACAGGATTTAAATTCAAGCCGTCGGAGCGTTGGCATCGGCCTCATCGGCGCTTTCCTCCCGAGGGATTCTGGTCTTTCTTGACCCCCTTTCCGGTAGAGACACCAACTCTTTCCGACGACTCTATTTCAGCGGTTGCGATCATGGTAGCAGTGAGGTTATCTTGCGAATTCCTCCGCTCCTCGGACCGCAACTTAGCCTCATGGCGCTTGTCTTCGGCGGATTCCTTAGTGGCAAGCTCTTTGAGCCGAGCAGCCCACTCCGTAGCCTGCCGTGCGGATTCCTCCGCTTCCTTTAGCGCCATCTCTTGCTCTCTTGCTGAAAGCTTGGTAAACTCGATCTCCTTTCTGCGCTCCGCTTCCTCGCGGCGAGCTTCGAGTTCGATGACCTTCTCCTCCCTCCTCGCCTGGCGGTCCCTCTCCCTGTCCGCCAGCCTTTGCTGTTCGATCTCCTTCCTCGCCTTGATATCTTCCATCCTGTTCGGATCGATCGGCAGCTGCGGCATTCCCTGCGGACCGAGTTCTTGAAGGAGTTGTTGAGCTTGTTGAATGACTTCGGGAACCTTCGCGAACTGTTCTTGAGCCCTCTGTACGATTTCCGCCGACTCCGAAGCCAAAAGCCGATCCAGCTCAGCTCTCGTCTGAGGGTCACGTTGAGCTAGAACCTTCTCAATCCCTCCCTCATCCAATCCCATCTCCCGTTTCGTCATCTCGTAGAACTCATTCACGTACCAGAGAACCAGATGCTCCTTGAGATGGTTAAGAGCAGCGGGGATGAAGCTCGGCGCGATGATCGGGAGCCGTCCGAACATCGGACTCGTTAGAAAGTCCAACAGAATCTGAATATGAGCGAGATGATCCTGCTCGGGGAACGCCGCTACGGGTTGACCGAGAGCCATAGCGACATTCTCATTCGCCTGATTCATGTCCTCAGGCTTCGGCTCCGGAATCAGAAGCTCCTCCGGGTTCGGAATCTTTGTCCTCTCCAACAGGCGAAGCTCCACCGCGCGCCGATTATAGATATCCGGCTGCTGAATGGCGCGATCCGCAACTATCTGGATCTGAGCCATCCTTTGGACGTCACTGAAAATCTCCGGATCGGCCACCGGAATAACGTCCAGGGGGTCCTCGAAATCCGACCGTTTCGCAATGACCGTCCCCACCTCATCGACCAGATCTTCCTCGGTCAAATACATCCGGTTGATTCGATGAAGGACCTTGAGCACCTGCGTCATCGAATGATAAAGCCGAAGGTGAACGGCCGATAGAACCCTCATCCCCTCTTCGATCAGGGCTAAGGTGGTTCCCACCGGCATATTCGGGTTGCCCTCGGCCATCTTATCGAGAGCGACTTGAAGCATCCCACGTCCAGCTTCCGTCAGCACTCCGAGGAGTTTGAGCAGCGTCTCACTCGGCCCGTTGAACGGAAGCGGCATGAGAAGTTTCCGAATATCCTGATCCCCAACAACTCCGCCTTCGATCTCGACGATTTGAGTAGCGTTTAGCTCCTTCGACTGGCCGCTGAAGTTTGCCCCCTTCAATCGAACGGCCGTCGGAATATTATTGATATGCGCGCTATCGAGAAGCGCCCTCAAAGCGCCAGTCGCAGCCCCGCTCAGCATCCCGATAAGATGCCCAAGACCGATCCCAAGCGCTCCTCTCCAGGGGATGAACGTAAAATCGATCATCCACTGCATTCTCTCCAGGTCTTCATCCCCCTCCTCCCAGTTTCGGACGATAGAAAGCACCTTCCGGGTGACGCTATCGATGGAAATCAGATAGGGGGCAATCCCAACCGAGTCTTCGAGTTTCTCGAAACAGGAAACCTCGTAGGCAATCCGATCACCGTCCACGTTCTCAGGGTTAGATTCCTTACCCTCAACCCTATCACTGGCTTTCTCAGGGGTGGTCTCTTCGGGAGACTGGCCTGGGAAAATGGATGAGATATCCCGGTAAATCCCCTCCCTGATCCGCTCTTCGAACTCCGCCTGCGTAATCGTCTCGTGATACGTCTGCCGCTGAGCCGTCGCGAAGCTCGTGGCGGAATAGGGAATCGACACCTTGTCCAGAGGGACGAAAACCGGCAGTGGTCGAGGTCTCCGTTTCGAATAATCAGGGGTCAGACGTAAATACATCGAACCGCCCAGGGGAAGCTGCATGAGTAGCTGCTCTAACTCCGGCCGAAACTCCGGCATCTGGGTTAGAAACTGCCAATTCATGAAATTCTTCTTCCGCTCCGCCTTCTCCATCCTCTCGACAGTGGCTTCATCCGGTATATACGTCCTCACCGGACCATTCGGCGGAAACAGCTCCCTGATGGCTCGCGCCTCGAATTCCACGCAAGCCTCGATCAACATCGGGTGAACGGCGCGAGATGCCCCTGGGAAATTCGCTCCTCCTGGCGCTTCCCTCCCCAGTCCAGTTCTCTTGATCGCTTCGGCGTATTGGTCTCTCCGAAGCTTTCTTGCCTCGACATCCTTCTCGATCAGATCGAGGTACTTTGTCGCCAAGGCATCGAGGAAGGGTTCATCGAATTGATCGGCGATATTCGCATAGAAATCCTCAACCTCCCCTGACTCCCCTTCCTCAAGCCGAATTATCGCACCCCCATCAGCCGTCTCCTCGACATCCGAGGGAAGGGCTTCCTCCAGCTCAACAACTTCTCCCTCTGCCATTAGTCTCTCCTATCAAGCGTCATAGGGGTTTCGTTCCGGCGGCTTCGCGAGTCTTGCCTCAGATTCTCTGTGCTGAGGAAGCGTCAGCGGTCCCATAAAATGATCCATGATGTACTTGATTGCCTGCGTAGTCGTATCCAGAAGGTCGTCGTGCTTCAGCGATCCCGGTCCCGTAAATGTACAGACCTGAGTGATGAGAGGATCGGCCCATTGCTTAAACTCCCCCGGGTTGATTTCCGACTCCACTGCCCAGACTCTTCCGTGCGCAAAAGCCGGGCTGATGTTATGTAGCCTGCTCAACTTATCCAGTGCTCCCGGATTATACGGATGTGTCTCGATCCCTTCCACTGCAAGCGATTGCCGCAACGAGATGCCGCTTCCCTTCTCCTCAATCAAGATGAGGTCTATCCCCTTCCCTCTCGGTCCGGCTCTCCCTCGTATCCGAGGCCGCAGCTTTGGATCCTCCAAAGACTCACCATATAGCAACTTCCGCTCGCGTTTTACCCTCTTGATCAAATTCGGAAAGGTGAGCCAGTCCTCCCAGCAATCGAGTAGCATCGCATTCTTCCGTATCTCCCCTAAGCCCTTCACCTGAGTGGAAAAGACTCCCCATACCGAGCAAGCGGTTGGGTCGGGCTCTCGGGTCTTCTTGTCAAACGCCTTCTCCGTAAACGCAGTGTCCAGAGAGAGGAGAATGAACTGGAACTTCGGAAGCGGCTTATCAGCGGGCCACATCCTCCATTCCGACCTCTTCACAAACCCTGCTTCTTCGGGATCGAGTATCTCCCCGTGAATCTCCTGCCGACCGATTTTCGTTCCCTCATACTTCGCGATCGACATGAAAAACTGCTTGGGAAGATTCTCTCTGTTCTCATACGTTGATCCAACGACGCTGACCACTTCCGGGTTTTTCGCCAAATCCCGAATGAAAAACGATGGCTTCGGTGTTCCAGTGACCAAGAGCCTTGGCTTTGGTCCCAGCCTCAGGCCGAACTGAATATTGCTCCAAGCGTCTTCGGGGTAAAGCCACGACGCTATCTCATCGCACCAAGCGGCAGCCGCCTGCGGTCCCCTCAATCGCTCAGGTGTGTCCCCCGCGAATCCACGTATCACGCTTCCATTCCAGAGGGTGATGCTTGGAAGAGCCGAATTCTTATCGACAATCAGTTTTGGAGGGATGACAGAGTAGAGCCCGGTCGGACCTTCGAAGCAAACGTATCTAACGTCATCCTTGGTCGGGCTAACGACATAATATTGGCTCGGATAGGAAGCTGCCTCCATCCCCAACCAGTTAGCACCTACCAACGTTTTTCCCCAACCACGGCCAGAGCGTACCATCCAAATGGATTTCTCGAAGCTGTCGAACTCCTTTGGCGGTAGCTGTTTCTCACGAGCCATCGCCTTCCACATCATTCTCCAGCGAAGGAATAGCAACTCCTCCTCTGTAAACTCAGCGAGCACATCCCGATACTGCTTGAGCTTTTCTCGAACTGGAGGAGCTAGCCGATTGAAGTCTAGCGAGCCGTGGTCAAACTCGAATTTGGAATACGCTAGCCCAAAGTTGACTGAGACAATGGCTGACACTATCTGCTAAACCTTATCTGTCAGACCTTGTAACCGAGAAGAGTCAAAACCACGGCGCGAAAGAGCAGGTCTTTCGCCTGATCCTGGGCAGGCAGTTGATCGTAAGGAACCATGCACGGATGCGTTTTTGCCTCCTCATTCTTGGTTTCCCCGTACACCCAGCCGTCCCTCTCTTTCTCCGCCATCCAGTTTTGATGGCTCTGTTCGGGAGTCTGCCGGGGATTATCGAGATATGCCAGGACTCCTTTGATCGCACTCTCTTTCTGCCAAGCCGGGGCACGATCCCATTCCCGCTGAGACTCATCGCCAAGCGATTGG